TTAAGCTTAACGTTCCTAGTAAAGTAGACGTAAATGAAGGGCTTAATTGGGGAGAAGCAAGTGATTGATAAAAAACATAAAAAAGGTTTTCTTAATCATTTAAGAGCAATAGAGTGGCTAACGGCACAAGAATACTACGTTTTTGATAATGTCAGTACATTAGGTCCATGCGATTTAATAGCATTAGGCGATGATGGAGAAATTTTAAAAATAGATGTTAAAAGCGAAAGTGTAAGAAAATCAGGTAGTCACGCTGGATATAAAATAAAAAGAATTTTATCTGATGCACAAAAGAAAATGGGTGTAAAATTATTAATGGTCAGTGAGACCGGAAAGTGTTACTTCTATAAGAATGACTAAAGTCTTTTTAATAGTAATAAGTTTGTGGGGCTTCAATGGAACGGATTGGGTGTATACAGGTAATCAAATGGTATTGCAGGATACATTTTTTGAATTAGAAAAATGTAAAAATTTTGGAAAACAATTTTTAAAATATGAAATGAATAAATATTTCACTTTCAAAGTGCAATGCATAGAGGATATAGGAAAAAATACCTAATCCAATAGTTTATCTAGTTTTTCATTTATTTCTATTACTTGAATTTCTATTACGCTTAATCGTGAATCAATGCGCAACATGTCTAGATCTTTTATCTTTGACTCTAATGCTGTTACACGGTTCGCGAGCATACCATAAGTGCTAGCTATACCTGCAGCTATAACAATAACCCATATCCAATCTTTTGTAGACAGCATTATCTACCACCTAAACCTAATTGTTGAATTACTCTGTCAAAATATCCTGACTCATCTCTGATCATATTTTGAAATTGACCTAAATTTAACCCTTGAAATTGATCCCGAACTTTATTACCACCAAATTCAGTTGCTACTCTACCTGTACTAGGATCTATAAATCTAGATAAATCTTCGCTGCCACGTAAAGCTTGCGATATTGGTGTTCCCTCTAAAAGATTTGCGTCAGCTATACCTTTATTACGGTCCTCAGTTGCCATATCGAATACATCGGAAGACTCCATCATATCTCCGGGAGTATTTTTCTTAACACCTAATATGTCACGTACCTCACCTTTTACGGGATTGTCATCTTTTAATCCTAACATTGCAGTAAAATCTTCTGCTACTCCGCTAGGCGCAGCAGCTAAATCTTCTGCTATACCTGAAAATGTTGCACCTGCTCCAGGAAACAAACCCCCAGCAAAATCAGCTGCACCTTTAGCTTGATCTCCAATAGCAGATATTAATCTTCCAATACCCGTATTTTCTAAAATTGTACTCGGTATATTCATCATTGCATTAGTTAAAGGGAACCTATCAGCATAAGCTGACGCAAAAAAAGGATCACTTTTAATGCCTCTAGCTAGATCTCTTTGAAACTCACTTCTACCGTCAGCGTAAGGAGCCAACATAGCTTCAGCTGCGGAATTTAGTGTGCCATCAGGTCTAATATTATTTAAAACAAATTTTCTTCTATCTTCTGGCATGTCTTGTAACACACTAGAAATATTAGCGGATTCATTTCTATAATCAGTGTCTGTGTTAGCTGTATTTATTATATTTGATAATGCATCTGCTGCTCTTATTGCACCTACGCCCGACTCTCTTAAATAATCTTCTTCACTCATTAACTTCTCCCTTGTTCAATTGCAGATAGCAGAGGATCATCAGATAACAATGCCATTCTTGAGTTTGAGTCTATAGTAGGTACTTGTGCTTGTAATTCAACTGGCTCTTCTGGAACCTTGTTAGGTATCGTAGGCACCTCTTCTACAGATGGATCTACATTAAAACCCGGAGTTTGTTCTTGACCGGCTGATCCAAAAATATCTGGCACAATCAAACCTTTATCACCGTACCTTTGATTTAAGAATTGATCAATAGTATCCATAGTACCCATTGTTTCAAATTCTTCTTGTTGTGCAAGATACATATCTTTTGCTAAAGGAGCTTTTGCATCAACTCTTTTTTGTATTGAATTAAATGAATTGTCTATCTCGTCAGGTAAATCTGGAAACTCACGGAAAACTATAGACAAAGCTTCTAACGCAGCTCTGTTTGTTACTGGTAGTCTGCCTTTCAAACTAGGTTTTTGTAATATTAAAGATTGTCTAGCTGATTCTTTTAATGCTTTTGATACAGCATTTAAAGCTACAGGTGATGATAACAAATAACCACCATATCTAGCAGCAACTATAGCAAGTAATGTTCCTATGGCTCCAACACCTCCAGTTGTTACACCAGCTGTGGCCACGGGTATCGCGCCTGTAATAAAGCCTGCAGTGCCTCCAAGCATTGTTCTTCTTGCTAAATATTGTGACATACTTAAATTTTTACCATTGAAAAACATTTCAGCAGCATCAGCAAAAGCATTTAATTCTTTCATTGTAGGTAGTTTTATTGTTTCGCCACCAATTTCTAATGCTTCTTTAAGAGCACTTTGACTAGTCTCAAGAGTTTTACCTGTAATGCCTAATGACTCTTTAAATTTTCTTGAATTAAATGAAAGGTTATCAAAGTCAGCTAACTGTTTGACATTAAAATCCATCATTCCTGGAGCTTCACCTTTTCCAAAATTAAATGAATCCTCAAATGATTGAAGAAGTTTTGCTTTAACACCTTTTGCAAACATCTCATCACCCATTAATCTTCTCATAGATTTCACTGCGTCAGGACTATTAAAATCTCTAAATACAACATTAAACAATCTATCTGTTTCTTTATTACCAGGACTTCTAAGCATTGCTTGATATGCAAATTTTGAGTCAGCGGCTAACGTGCCTGCGGTGGGTGATCCAAATAATTTTACCATATCAGAGTAAGCAGTGTCAGCGTCTTTCAATAATTTAGCTGCGTTTGCTCCTATTTCAGATCCATCAGCAAATTTTCCAAGCGTTGTCTCCCATTCTTTTGTTACTTGATAAAGAGCATCTCTTACTTCTTTTGCATCTTTTGTTGGTCTAATACCATATTGATAAATCATATCGTTCATAGCTGTACGATACATTTTCCAATCTTTAGCAGTAAACATATTAATTGGTTTGTTAGCTATCTCTTCTAACAATCTATACATGTCACCTTGTTTAACTATCTCTGGTGCGTTAGCTAATTCTTTTAAATTTGCTTTTGCAATATTTTGTGCGCTACTAATATCAAAAACAGATTTATTACCCATAGCATCAAAAAATGCATTATATTTATTATCTACGTTTGTAATGATTTGTCTCGATATTTTATCTCTTACTTTAGATAAATCATAACCTAAATCAGCTAAATTAAATGTTGGTCCACTGTAAAATAAATTTTCACCTCTATCTAAAAATGCTTTTGTTTTTTCTTTAAATGCTTTTTTCGTACCACCACCAAAAAAGGGAATTCTACCTAATGAAAAAGGTATACTTCTAATAAATTCAAATTTAGAAATGTCAGTTATGCCAGGAACAATGCCGGTTTCATCTGCAATTTGTTGTGCTTTTTTCATTTCTTTTGACCCAACACCTAAAAACTTTCTACCAAGTGGTCTAAGTAGTGATACTCCAGGTCTAAAAAATCCAAAAGCAGAGCCAAAAGCTAAATCAATAGCTGCCTCTCTGCCTAAATATTCTTTAAATTGTTGTGCCGTTGGTCTATCAATACCTTGCTGATAGCCCATGAATTCACCTATTTCATTATAGGTAGGAGTATACAGCAAGCCTTTATTATTAGCAGTGTTTAATAAACCTTCATAACCAGTCAAACCTGATAAATATCCTAATGTGCCACCAATAATACCACCAAGCACAGCACCCCCTGGGCCACCAAATAATCCTAACCTTGCACCAGCAACAGCACCTCCAGCTGTGCCTCCAAAACTACCGCCAATACCAAGTAACATTTTTAAAGCTGGAAAAGGATTGACCATACTATCGCCGTAAGTTCCAGTCTTAACAGCTTCCTTATTAACAAGTTTTGGATTTAATTCTTCATTTGTATAACCTACCAAACTTTGGAAATTATCCATAGCAGTAATAATTTCACCTTGTGATTTACCATTAGCTATTCCATTTCTAACTATGTCAGACATGTTATTCCTAAATTCGTCAAAAGGCATTTTATGTCTAGTGGGATCATATCTTGTGTCACCGCCCATCTCTTGTGCAGCTTGCGTAAATCCTAAAAATTTTGGTAAAACAGATCCAGGAGGCAATACCTCTTTTGTGTTACTACCTTCTTTTAAACCAGCTTCCTCGGCTTTAATTCTACCCTCTCTTAATTCTGCTAGCTCTTGTATTGTTAACATTAATTTTGATTCCTTAAATCTTCAATTACTTCAGGAGCTAGAAACCCATCAAACATATCAACCTTATCTGCATTTAAACTTTGATTTGCATAATTTTGTGCATAATTACTACCCTCTGCTTGACTAGGCCTCCATCCACCCATAAATGACATACCATCTGGCGTTAACCTAATCATAGAAGTATTGTAAGATTCACTTCCAGGTTTTTCAATTAATGCTAACTCTCTGTTATATTCATCTGCAAAGTATCTTAAAAACTTTTGATACTTGTTTTTTACTTTTTCGTTTGTATTCCAAAAACCACCAAGTCTTACAATGTCTTCCGATTTAGCAATAACGTCTTTAAGTAGTCTGTTTGAACCTTGTAGATAACGAGCGAAAGCAAACGTTTGTGTGGTTTCTAAAATTTTTATAATATCTATGTCAGGATCATCTAAAACATTAGTTTGAAAATCTGCATAGTATTCCATAATTTTTGCAGTTTCTTCAGCTTTTTCTTCATCAGAGGCACTAGAATTAGCGATATCTTTTAGTATTGAATTTTTCATATTATTAGTTTCATTTACTAAGCCGTTTATATCAGCATCAATACCTAACTCATCCATAATAATAGATTGTTTTTCTAATGTTGTCTTACCCTGCAGCATGCTTTTTACTTTTTCAGCTCTTTCACCTGTTCCAAATAACTTTGGAAAAGTAGATGAAAATTCGTCAATACCTTGTGTCACTAATTTTCTAAATGCAATTGGTCCGTAGTTAATACCGTAAATATCAACGCCTTTTTCTTGAAACTTTCTATAAATATCTAATACGTACTTTGTATTGTTTAACGCTTGTTCCATAAAACCTAATTTTTCTTGCACTTTATAAATTTGATTTGGATTAGAACCAAAAAGACCAGTAGTGTATACAGGATCAGCACTTGTTCCAGGCTGTGCCAACATAAATACTTGTTTACCCACGAGTTCTTCAGGCACTGCTTGTCCATTTATTTCTTCAGGATATACAAAATTAGAATAAAAAGTAGCTTCAGCTGGACTCAATATGTTTTTAAAGTAACTTTTCTCTCCAGTTTTTTTACCTTTTTCGTCATAATCAATAGTCATAACTGCAGAGGCATAACGAGGATCTGCCTCAAATTCTTTTTTCATTGCAGCCTCTTCATCTTTTACTAAACCAAAAGCAGTTAAACCAATTTCTTTTAAATTTTTTTGATTTTCTGCTTTTTGTTGAAATAAATAATTAGCTGTAGGAGCAAAAGCTTGAGCTAATAAATCTAAAGTTGCTGGTAATTTTTTGGTTCTATCAGTTCTAGCTCTTAACAAATCTGTGCCAAACTTTAACAATAATAAATTTTTATCTATCTTGTCATCATAACCAATAGCTCCCTTTAATTCTTCAGTAAGGGCTGCCACTCTATTTTTTTTCTCCTCTGGAGACATAGTGCCTTCAGTGCCTTTTAACAGATCAAACTTAGTGTTTGAAAACTGTTGCATTGTTTCATTTCTTTCTTTTTCTAAATTAAATTGAGCCGCTAATTCTTTAGTCTCTGCATTACCAGTGACATTATATTCACCTGTTTTATTAATAAAATCATCAGCAGCTTTTTCAGATTTCTGTTGCACTTCAGGAGTGCTTACTTCTAACTCTTGCTGTGTTATTTTTTTTTGAAAATCAGTGTCATTATCGTAAATAGGATTGGTAGGTGCAAACTGTTCAATTTTTGACGTAGTGTACGTACCATCTTTTTTAGATTCTAAATTGTCAGGAGAACTTGCAAGTATAGCATCTGGCGTATCTGAGCTAGCATAATTTCCGTTTAAAAAATTTATTTTATTATTAACTTTCATGACTAATTCTTCATAGTCATAAACATGTTTTAAATCAGTTTCTAAAATTTCCCTTTGTTTCATTAGTTCTTCTAGACCCATGTTGGCAACGTTATCGCGAAGATAAGTAGCTTTAGATCCGGAGGTTGGTGAAGTAAGCATGTCAAATCCTTGTCCTAAAAAATTAGTGAGAGGATACGGATCTATGTATTCATCACGAAATGTGGATAGATAAGAATTTTTATTAGGATCTGCCATGTTTTAATGCCATTATACCTTTCGATAAATTAGAACCATCTTTACTAAAGATTTTACCAGAACCACCTGCAATAGTAGCAGCTGTGCCTAAAAGATCTTGAAAAGCTGTCGTAGGTGTACCAACTGTTTGTGTAAATTGTGTTCCTTGCTGTTCAGGTAACCCACTAAGAATATTGGCAAACATAGAGTACAATTGCAAAGGTTGATTTTGAGCTTGTAAAATATTTTGTCTTTCTATTTCAGCTGCTTTTTCAGCTTCTGACTGCACTAATTTACCTGCTCCTAATAAAGCAGAAACGTCTTGTAAACCTAATTTAGAACCAGCTGTAGCTAAATTACCTTCTAAACCTGCAGCTTTTAATAAACTTAAAATGCCAGATTGATCAGCTTTGGATTGAGCACTAGTAAAATACGGCGCTAATTGTGCCCCAGCTAATTTTTCTTTCTCTTCTTGTTGAAAACTAGCTAAAGCTAACTTCATTGCATCGTCAGCTGCTTTAGCAGTTGATGACCCTATTGCTTTTAACCTTGCCTCTTCTATTTGACCTTCAGCTATCGCATCTCTAGATCCACCAAATGCACCTCTTTGTCTAGCAACATCTGCAGCTTTTGTCTTAGCTTGTTCAGCTTGCTTATTTATTTCATCAATAATAAATTGTTGTGATCTACTTAAAAAAGGTTTGAAAGAGTCTGGATCAAAATCAGTTGATATTGCATCAGCTATTCTAGCCTCACCTCTTTTAACAAAATCATCAACGGGAGTTTTAGCTAATGTTTGTGCTTCTTGCGTTGCTTGTAAAGCTGAAAGAATGTTAGGATCAAATGCACCTATTCCTGATTGTAATCGAGTAATTGCTTCTATTTGAGTTGGAGAAAGACCTACAAATTGTCTATCTGGTAGAATAGGAGCATCTTTAATATAATCTTCTAAAGCTTTTATTAAATTTACCTGTGCTTCTTCTATAAATTTTGGTTTAGCGTATACAATTCTTTGTTCTTCAGCCATTATGTACTCATCATATTCATTTGTTCTGCTTTAGCCATACTATCTAAAATATTACCTAAACCTTTTTGCAACATAGGATCGCCAGTCATTGATCCGTCTTGCATACCCATCTTTTTTAAACCATTTACTTCTTCTGTGCCCATGCCATCCATAGCTTTCATCATAGGCATTTGTGCTCGCTGTGGCATACCCATTTTTAATTTAGACATAATTGCCATAATTTCTTTAATAGATTTACCTTGTGCCATCATCTTAGAGATCATAGCCTGTAAATTTTTTGTTGGATCGTTTGTTCCAATACCATCTTGTGCACCCATAGTTGGTAAATCAAAAACTTCTACACCTGGAGATCTGCTTATCATACCTTTTTGTTTATTAATTTCCATTTGTCTCATTCTATTTGCTTGAATCATTTCCCTTACTTTATCTGCGCCAAATCTTTGTACGGCAATTACAGATTGTTTCATTGCATCTTCTTCTGTAAGTTCTCTATTACCGCTTCTTAAAAAATCAGATAGTTCTTTAGCTGCAGTCATTAAACCGCCTACATCTTTATTGATAGTATCTATGCCTTTAGTATCTGTGCCATCTTTCATATTCATATTTATTCTTGCTAAATCATCTTTCGTTATTCCTAATCTGTCTAACAAACTTCTTTGTTCAGCTTGTAATTGTCTTAGTTTATCTGCAGATTTTTGATCACGAGTCATTTCAAGAATTCTTTGTTCATTCTCTATACCCTCTTGAAGAAATTTTAATTTTTTACTTAAATCAAAAATTTTATTATCAGATTTTCCTATTGTACCGCTGTCTATTCCATCTTGAGCCATTAATGGTGCATAATTCATGCTACCATCTTCTGCTCCCTGAAAGTCATAGCCCATAGCTTCTGCTTGAGGTTTTGTTTTAGCTCTTAAATTATCCATTATTTGTTGACCTTTTTCTGTGTCACCACCACCTAACGCAAATAAAGTATACTCAGGTATTACGTGTTCATTATTACTTACTAATATTTCTTGGGTTTGACCAGTATTAGGATCTACAATTTCACCCTCTAATAAATCTTCTCTACCTGCACCCATACCAACTAATCTACCCCCAGTAGGATTTATTCTGTCACCGCCTAT